AAACATGCAGGGCTAGTATGTTCCATCCAATGAAGGGTGATATCCAACTTTTCCGCAGGTGTGAAAAGACTACTCTCTTCCAACCCTTGTTTTAACCAATGATAGTCTTCACACCTGAGAAAAAGATCAGGTGAGACATGACTGGCAAAAATTAATGCTAATGATAACATAGGATGAACGCTCCGTTCCGCGACTTACTTGCGTCCCCGAAGGGATGAACGTAAGTGCATTATAGCACTCGTAAACTATATAGTCAAATAGTTTTGTAAAACGTGATACAGTTTATGAAAATAATCCCTGTTCGTTCATATACTGAAGAGTTTCTTTCATGCTGCCAATGTGCTTGCTTCCAATGGTACACTGAGGGTAAGTAGCATCCTCTCCGAATTCCATTCTAAACTGTCTGTCACTAAAGTCACAATCCACCAGATATTCATGAAATTCTCCGTCAAGAGATTTAAGGAGCATTGTCATACGCTCACATTCTTGACTGCCATTACTATAAATTACTACTGTTTCAGTCACGTTGCCTCCAATCATCAGGTTTATCTTGTTTGAACCAATCTACAATTTCGTCTGCTGATCCAAACCCCGTTCTATAATTAGATGGATCGGGGTCACCTATTCCCATCTTATTCATAAAATCATCCATACTGCCCTCCTGAATATCCTGAGCAGCCTGACGACGTGCTTTGTTTAACCAGTCTCTTGCAGTTGTATATGACTTGGCAAGTTTCTCTGCCCAAATCATTTCGGATAATTCTACTTCCTCCTTGTTTGCAATCTTATTACAAATCGACTCTAGTCTCAGGCGGTACGTAGTTGAAAGCATTGATGTCTTCCGATAGGTAGTGCTCTAGTTGGTTGATCCTTTGAAACTCAGCATATGCTGCTTCAGAACGAGTATGAAGAATATCCCGAATGTCATCCACAATAAATGTTGGATCAATACCATCGTCTAGGTATTTATAGATTGCCTCTTTAAGGTATCTGTATCGATGCCACTCTTGACTGTAGGGTTTATACATGATGAAGATAATACATGATCGTATCTTACTAGTATTTTTTGGGAATGTCAACCATTCCCAAGCTTCTTAATTTGAAAGAGATTAGATCTCTCACTCTTTTTAATTTTTTTATATTGCTTGATGATTTTATCAATCTCCTTTTGAGAGACACTGACTTTCAACTCATCTTCATTTTCAATGAAACCAAGACCACCCTTTTCAGTGTTTTCTTTACCCTCAACATATTCATTGATTACATCTTGGATCTCATGACGAATCAATTGGTTTACTTGGTCACGAATATTATCATCAGATTTTTTCATTTTCTTTTCTTGTCTTTCTTTGGTTTGTTTCCCCAGAGTTTTGGATTGACAGTTCCATATCCAAAGTCAATCTTTTGTACAGCACCCTTGCCATACCTATCATAGTACATGTCAAAAAGTTTTACGACTTTACTGCACCGAGTAAGGTCTATGTAAGTCACACCATCAACAATGTACCATATAAGTCTGGCGTCATTGGGAAAGGATTTATCTTTTGCTGCTTCTATTGTTGTTTTCTCTAAGAGAATCTGGCACCCATAGTCAGAAGGAGCAATTTCGTTTCCCTCTTGACTGAATAGTGCCATGTCTTTCTCCTGCTCTACAGCAACACTCATGAACGACCACCCCAACGAATATCAGGATATGCTTCCTTTACAATTTCGTAGGTGATCTTATATTTAGATTGTAACTGTTTGTCCTTTACAAGACAAAGAATCTTTGCTTCTTCTGGATGTAAACCCTCAAGCATCTGAATAAACATTGTCTCTCTACGCAAAGATGAGAGAGAATCATTACCCCCACGAACAAAGTTGAAAAGATGCTTGTATTCTTTACGCAGAGAAGTGTGATCAGTTCCAACAGGAACTTCATTCTCCTTGTAAGGAACATCCCCTGCAGGAATCATTGAGATCACAGTATCATCAAAATTCCAAATGAGCAAAGACTTCAGAGCAGGATTCCCATACTCTTTAAGAATGTCAATCTTCTTTGCTTTAGTTCTTTCTTTGCTTGCAAGCTCAAGAATTTCATGAACGAAAGGATTGGGAGGTAACTTTGGAGCCTCTGCTTTAACTGTGAATGTTTTTTTACTCGTCGTCGTCTTCGTCGAATTCGTCATAACTGTTTTCAAATCGTACTGCTAAAATTTCGTCTGGTAATACATTTCCGTTTTCATCAAACATTTCTGGATGTGTGTAAACGGGTTGAGTGTTGTATATATGTTCCTTTGCCAACCATCCTACCACACCTCCTACAAAAAAGAACATAATTGAAACCAATGTTCCTATGGTCAGGGTTACTGCTAACATCTTTCTGTGCTCCAGACTATTTTTTTCTAATGTCCAGATAGAAGTTGAGGTGTAAAACAATTTCTCTTCGGAAGAGAGAAACCATTTTACCAAACTTTATCTGAAAAGTTTTCGGTGGATCTGGTTTCCTCCTCCTATTCCGTAGTAGTAACTCAACCCCACGATTTATGTGGGAATCACCATTATTTAGTTTGTTTCTTTCGTCTTCCAGGTCTTCGGTCATGGCTGTACCTCCACGCATCTTCTAAGATGCCATACAAATAAACTTTAATTTTTCTTGCCTGTGGTTTTGGAATGTGTCCGTAACCTTCACGCAGTTGTTTGTGAACACTATCACTTCCTCCCTCAATGTACTCATCAAGGTCCATAGTGAGTTCGCTAATTTCACTTGCAGTCGCACTCTCAATGAATGAATCGATTTCATGTTTTTTAATTTTGTTTGCCTTCAAATAATCATAGAACTTTAAGTTCATTTGACCCTCAAAAGCATAATCAATAGCATGTTCAATTAAATCACAGATGTCGTTGAGGTTTGTTTCCATCAGACCAAGTTTTGCTCCCGCAGATACTTAACAGTTTCAGTGCATCCACCAATCAGTATATCATCTTTGACCACTCTTGGGAAGGTAGAACCCTGCCCAAACTTACCATAAAATTCTTCACGGGTGTAGTCCCTGTTAAGTTTATATATGACATGCTTGATTTCTGCTAATTGTAGCACCTGTTCCACCTTAGTGCAATAGGGGCAACCATCCTTTGAATAAACTGCAAACATTACTTTTGAACCTCCTTCCAATCATTGTCAAAAATTTCCAGACCCTTGTCTGTAAGAATGTGATCATACATCTGATCAAATACTTTTGGTGGCATCGTTACCACTTGTGCTCCATTGTACCATGACCTCACGGCACGATGCACACTACGGATAGATGCAGAAAGAACTTGTGTCTTCACATTGTGAAATCGATACATATCAGCAATGCCACGAACAACCTCCAGACCTGCCACAGACTGATCGTCCAACCGTCCTACAAAGGGTGAGACATAAGTTGCTCCAGACTTTGCTGCAAGGACCGCCTGAGCAATGCTAAAGATGAGTGTGACGTTGACCCTAATGTTCTCGTCTGACAGTGCTTTACAGACCATCAGACCCTCGCGTGTGCAGGGAACTTTAATGGTTGCCACATCACCAAACTTCTTAGCAAGACGATACCCTTCGGCATACATCTCTTCAAAGTTACCAACAACTTCCATGCTGATATCTTTAATACCAATCTCAGCAATCTCTTGGTAAACATCCTCTGGATTTTTACCACTCTTCATAATCAAAGTAGGATTGGTAGTAATCCCATCAATTAATCCAGTGTCAAAATACTTTTCAATTAATAGTGTATCTGCGGTATCTAAGAAAATTTTCATTTGATTTTCAAATAGTCTCTCTCTGATTTATACAACAACTTATGTTCTTTATCAAGGTATATTTGAATACCATAACTTATTTCGGGAAGTAACCATTGATCTATTCTATAGCAATACTCCCAATTAATTGGTTTCACACAATTCATTACAACCACTGTCCAAAATGCTGTCGTATAGTTAATGATAGTTGTCATAAAAAAAGAGGGTTTCTATACCCTCTTAATTATATCATTTGTTTTTGATTCTGCTGGAGGTTTCCAGTTCTTTGGTGGCCTATACAGGTTAGGCCATGTATCTCTTGTGATCTCGGCAAGTTTATTTGGTGTTGTTGAACTAATCATGCGTGTAGATTAATCAGCATTGTTTATCCGAAATACATTACAGAGAGTGTGAAAACAACGAAGATAATGATTGTAAAAATCATCAATCCTATGCCCGCCCAGACAACCCAGTTGGGCATAGGTTCATAGTTATGATTATGAGACATTAAAGAGCATGGCCCCTCGGCAAAACTTCCTCTGGAAATACAAAATTTTCATGAGGTTGATCTACTGGAGCCATCCAAGCACGAAGTCCTTCATTTAATAGAATGTTCTTTGTGTAGAACGTCTCAAACTCTGGATCTTCTGCTGCTCGTATCTCTTGTGATACAAAATCATACGCACGGAGATTAAGTGCCAAACCAATAATACCAATAGAAGAAGTCCAAAGCCCCATAACTGGAACAAAAAGCAT